ATCAAACTCTTCTTTAACAGAATCTTCTGTTACAGGAGCAATCTCTTCCGCTTCCTCTTCAGAAAACTCAATTATTGCGTCTCCCTCTTGAAGCTCTTCCTCAACTCTACGGCCTGAAGGCACTGCAGCCTTACTTACAGAGCTATCATCGTCTAGCTTAGACAATGCCTCTGTTAATGTTTCTTCGCTCATATTTCACCTATGCAGACTTAATGTCATCTGGATTAAGAATAGTTCCAATAACCTCATCGTCGTTAATGATGCGGACTTCATGATCATCTTCTAAAGAGAATCTTGAGCCTGCATAACGACCAATAAGAACCCAATCGCCTTTTTTACACCAAGGCTCATCACCAAACTTGTCGTAATCTTTGTAAGCCAATGGCCCCATTTTCATTACATAACAAACAGATGTAGCTAGATTTTCTTTATCTAACGTAGATTGGATTAATTGAATACCCCCATCAGTCGTACCTTTACCTTTGTAAGGGAGGACCAATAAACGATACCCAGAAGGGTTTGGCATTCTTTCAACCAAGGACTTGTCTAGCACAGAAGGGTCTAATACCTTCTCTTCTTCACTCACATATGCGCCCAATACGGACGGTTTTGCGATGGAATCTAATAATAGATCACTCATCGATGGGATCTCCTTCAATCTGCAACGCTTCTTTTAGTTCATCACGCAGGGTGCGAAGCATCGATAATTCACCCATTGCAAACTTGTAATCCTCCATGTCTTTAACATGACCAGATGTTATGTAATCAATATGAGATTCCTCAAACTGATTAAGTTTTTTGTATATGTATGCTGCTAAAGATATTGAATCCATTTATCTTCTATACGTCCTGATTCCATCAGCACCGTATCGGCTGCTACCTGGATTCTGACTAAGCAAAGGTTTTTGGCTTTGTTGATTCATTACAGGTTGAGCGTCTGATTCAGTATTGCTTTGATCTGGAAGCGGTTCATAAACAGGCGCAGGTCTTGGGATGTATGTTGGGAAGAAGTCAGTAGGCTGCGGATTGTTTTGAGCCATACCTGCGTATGGATTCAATGCCTGCATAGGCGCTTGCCCTCCATAACCGCCAAAAGTACTGCCAGGTGGTTGTGGTGGTTGTTGAAAACTTTCAGCAAAACTTGGGTCATATGACTGACCAACGATGTTACTTGATATCGACATGTCTGGTGTTCCAAGGATTGATCCCTGCGGAACATACCTTCCTTCAAACTTGTCTGGCATAGGGGGTTGCGGAGGCGCTGTGTATGAATCTGGAACTGTGCCTGTTCCAGGTTGTGGGCCTCCAGGCTGTCCTGTTCTAGGCATGCTGCCACCGCCTGCCGCTTGATCTTGAAGCGCAAACAAATCTTTTACCATCTTTTGATAGGCTGGATCAGACTGTGCGGAGTTTTCACTGTTACCATGCTTTTCTTTTACATATTTGTTCAAGGCTTGGTTGGCGGATTGTATTTCAGGATATAAATCACTTGCTGCAATAGCGGCTTGTCTGTCAAGCGCTTTTTGAGAAGCCATAATTCCACCACTGCCGCCAGACGTAGGAAGCTTAGGTGCCTTGGGCGCTACAGTTTTTTTAGCAACTACAGGTGCTTTGGGTGCTACAGGTGCTTTGCCTACAGGACGGGCGGTTTTTATTCCCTTGCGACCAAAGCGCACAGCTTCAGGCGCTTCTATTTCCGCCCTAGTTCTTCTGCGACTAGGCTTGGGCTTAGGAGGTTTTATAGCAGCTACAGGTTTAGGCGATTTAACATCAATACCTCTACCACCAACAGGCTGACCCCGCTTTCTGCCAGCAGGTTTTTTCGGCGCAGCCTTTTTTGTCTTCTTTACTTTCTTTGGCGCAGCTATGCCTTTTCCGTAATTCTCTTGAAATTTACGCAGCATTGCTGGAGAAATGCCTAAGTCACCTAAATCAATTTCCATAACTAATCCTTGATACGCGCCTAACTGATGCCTGAGAACTTCTTGCCGCGCAGTGCTGCGCCAGTGCCGCGCATTTCACCAGCACCATAAGGTGCTGACTTAGTAGGGGTAGCAATAGTCTCAGCCTTAGCGTACTTAACAGTGCCTTGATCCTTATAAGATACTTGGCTGTCGGTTACTTTGGGCTGTGGAAAACTTGTTTGTCTCTTAATCATTAGTTTGGTCCTCTATTGAAAAATTCTTTTGCCATATTTTCTGCGGTCTTTGCCATTTGTGCAGAACGCTGTAAATCAATACGCTCTCTGGCAACGTCATCCTTCATATTGGCAGTCTGCTCTTGCAGAGCCAAGCGATCTTGGCCCAAATCAACATTATTATCAATCCTATCGCCCTCTAGCTTAATACGCTGCTGGGCCTCTTGAGCCTTTCGGTCAATGTCCTTGTCCTTCAAGCCAAGTTCTTCTCTACGAAGATCAACTAAAGGATCTTCTTCCTGACCGATCTGCAATTCTTCTTCAAGCTCATTAAGCAACTCAACTGTAGTTTGAGCAACTTTATCTTCCATAATGGTCTGCATCTGCTGCTGCATTTGCTGTACCTGCATTTGAACTTGCTGTTGCATCATTGGGTCCATCTGGGCCTGTTGCTGAATCTGCTGAATCTGTTGTTGCATCTGCATCACTTCAGGATCTTGCTGGGCCATCTCACGCGCCTTGAAATCAATGTGCTGGTAGATGTGGGATTGAATTGAAGCCGCCCCTTGCATCTGTCCTTCAGGTACTTTTTGAATCACGGGAAGTTTAAATAACAGTAAATGCGACTTAATGTGTGCATCATGATCTTGATCGGCAAACGCCTGTGCAGGCTGCATTTGTAAAAAGCCAGAGTTCTCCATAGCTGCAGATACAGGCTGTGGCTGCGGAGGAGGTGGTAAAAGCTGCTCAATTTGCTGAACACCCATCGCCTCATACATTCGACGATACGCCTCATACATACCCTGTGGGCCGTGTATCTGAGGGTTTGTCTGAACCATCTGCATCATCTCTTGGGCAAGCATAACGCGCTGGCTCATGGAGAAAATGTTGGGGTCAGAAACAGGGATGATATCAATACGATCATCAAAGTCCTGCGCCATTAACTGCTGCTGACCACTAGCGATCTGGTACGGATAAGCTTTTACGGGAGAGTCTTTAATTACCCGTGCAAGCAAATTAAATTCAATTCGCTGACTGTAGTGCATGCGCTTGTGAATCGCGCTCATCACACGGCCACCCTTCTCTAGAAGAGCAATCGTGGTGCCTACAGGTGCCTGTTGATTACCATCGCCAACCTGCATATCGCCAACAGAAGCAAACCTGCGGCCAGCCTCAACAAGCATGCCTAACAACTGCAAAAGCGTGCCGCTTGGCTCTTTGAACGGCAACGGCATAAGTGCATCACGCAGTGACCCACCAGGCGCATCCATATCTCTAAACTCGCCAGGCTGAAGTGGCACATCGCTATCACGAATCCGTATGCCCCTAGCCTTAAATCCTGCAGGCAAGTTAGCCAACGTACCTGCATCAATTAACTGACGGAGAATAGAAGTAGAAGCTTGCGACAACCCACCAATCATATGGGTCAAACCAAAGCCGTAGAAACCTACACCTGGCAAGAACTTATAATGCACGAAGTAATCGATGCGCTTACGCATCATGTCGGCTTGTGCATAATTCCTGCGAATAGAAAGAATTGTAGAGTGCTTGGGTGAAATGGTTACAATGTAAGGCAGCTTAATGCCTGTCTCTTCGCCCATCTGATCAAGGTCTTCAAACCCTGGAATATCTATTTCAGCATGAACCTCAAACAACTCACACTCATAATCGCTTGAGTTGCCAGATGGCTTAACGCCCTGCAACTCATCAATCTCATCATCAACTTCATCATTCTCAGCATACTGAGAATTAGAGTCAGACATACTGGTTTTCTTGTAAAAGCCAGACTGTTGAAGTTTGCGAACCTCGTTCATCGACATGTCAATTACATGCGTGATACGAACAGCATCATCTAAGCTTGTCGTACCATAAGGCACAATCAACTTCTCAGATGGAATAAAACGAGATACAGGTCGGCCCAATGACTGGTCAAAGTGAACCTTGCGGAACGCGCTGCCAGACAAGGGTAAATAAAACAGTAGTTGGTCAGTCTCAGGATCGTACTCTTTCATTTCCTGAGTGATCATATAGTTCATGTACTCTTGCACACGAGCAGCCTGCAGATCAGTTTGAGGTGTACCCATACCAATAACATTGGTCTTTACAGGACCACCAGGAGGCAACATCTCTTTGTAAGCTTGGGCTTGAAACTGAGTTACTGATTCAGCAAGAAGGGGATGAATAACGCCAGAAGCGCCCTCAAATGGTTCTGTACGATTTTCAAACTTCATGCCAAGGAACTTTAATCCCTCAGTGTATTGATCCATCCACTCTTTGCGAGAAGACTTGTCATCGTTGATGCTACTCATTAAGTCAGAGTAAATACGACCCAAATCAGTCCTATCTAATTCTTCAGCAAGGTTTGCTGTAAAAGGAATCGGAGCGTCAGCGTTAAGATCATCCTCACCAAAAACCATAGTGCCATCTTCTAGAATTGACTCATCGCCATCTTCTATACCATCAAACATCAAATCATCTTCAGACTCATCTGATATAAGGATTTCTTTTGAGTTGTCTTCAATATCCAACTCATCGATGTCTATGTCATCTACGCCACGTTCAATTGCCATAACTTACTCTTCTGCGTACAGATTATTAAATATGCGATTAACATCCAAAGTGTAATCTAAATCAGACTTGCTGTAATGAACATGCTGAGATGGCTTAAAGTCAGGTGCGCCTTCTCCTGTCTCAAACCAAGCTGGATGTGTAACCCTTACCCTGTTATTTGGCAACGCTACTATATTTCCAGTCCACTCGCCAGCATCAAGTAACTCCATCACATGCGACTGCTTGTGCTGTGCAGGATCGTCTGCAATCTCATTGTCAGTATAATCTACCGTGAACATATACTTAGCAGGGTAGAAGTTACCATCAATCTTCGCCAGCCATGGACATGGCGTTGCTCGATCTAGAACATAAACGGAGTGAGTGCGAGAAGAACAATCCCAAGGCTGGGCATCATGTACCGCCATAGGCTCTGGCCATTCCTCAAACGGCGTGTCGCCAACAAGAGCGGTGATAGGCATTCTCGCCCACATTGCACCGCCGTGGATATTTGGTTCGTTCTCATCGTCATCCGATTCACACCCAGTGAAGATAACCTGAAAACTCAGACACCTGGTAGGCATTGTAGTGACAGCAATGACCATGGCGTGTAGAAACTCTCCATGGTATCGCTCGT